ATCCAAATGACTCCAAAGAATAAAGAGATTATCGATAACCTATTCTTGTGGATGTGCGAAGTATATGATAACTTTAAAGATGGCGACATTCCAATGAGACCATTTGTTAAGACGTCTTATGCTTGTAAGAACTGTCCAGTAAAGAAAGAATGTTGGGCGGGAGAAACAGGAACAGTACAAATAGAAGCCTATGAGGTTCCCAAAGTATGATTTGCGCTAATAATGAATGCGCTAAAGAGTTTGAGGCTAAGACTCATAATCAAAAGTATTGCACAGATGAATGCTGTCGTATTGCTACAAATAGGCGGATCATGGAGAAGTATTATGAGAAGAAGGCTATACGAAATGGGGCTAAGCGTGGATGTAAAAAATGTGGAGCACAATTAAGCAGATACAATGAATCTAATCTATGTTCATCATGTAATAAAGCAGTAAATGAAGATTATAGAAATAAACTATTAGGGATGTTAGATGAAATTAGCTGAACTGGTTAAGACTAAAGCACATAGAGTTTTGGGTATAGATGCCTCTACAAATTCTGTAGCATTCTGTTTAATGGATAATGATCAGCCAATTAAATGGGGCAAAATAGAATTTGAAGGCTCTGATATATATGAAAAAATATATGATGCTAAGGTTAAAATGCATGCCATGCTTCCACAACTTAAATCAGATTACATTGTTGTTGAGGGTGCAGTGTTTGTCAAATCCCCTGATGCTGTGATAAAATTGTCCTATGTCTACGGTGTCATTATTGCTGAGCTCATGTCTACTGGTGCTAGTGTTATTACTATATCTCCTACATCTTGGCAGGCATATATTGGAAATAAGAACCCAACAAAGTTGGAGAAAGACAAACTTAGGTTTGAAAATCCAGGACATGCTGACTCTTGGTACAAAGCAAAAATGCGGGAGATCAGAAAGCAAAGGACTGTAGATTATTTTAATAAAAAGTATGACTTACAGTTAGATGATTTTGATGTGGCAGATGCATTCGGCATTGCCCACTATTCGAACACGGTGTTAACAGAACGATGAAACTATATCAAAGTCAGACATGGCTATATCGTAGATATGTTGTACAAAAGAAGACTGTCACAGAAATTGCGGCGGAATGTGGAGTCTCTGCTATGACGATACAGAGATATTTAGAGAAGTTTGGGATGATTAGAAAATGAAATTTTCTCATAAAGTTTTTCATTTAGAAAAAGATATCGCAAGAGAAAAATTTTTCAATGATATGAACTCGTATATTTCTAAATACTCTGAAGAACTAGATACTCCAACTATAGGCATATCTAAACAAGAGGATCTGGAAGATTTTTATCGATTAAATCCAGGCCTTGTCTTCGATAAAGGCGGATATGAGTTTAATAATGAAACTGGCTGGCGGTATGGAGAAATAGGCGTATGGGCTAGTAATATAACGGCATATACAAACTTCTTAAAAACAGATAGCGATTATCTAATACTAATGGAAGATGATATAGAGTACTTTGATGGTTTCTTTGAAAATCTAGTTAACTATATGTCTCAAATAGAGGACGACTGGGACCTATTTTTTTATTATGCCCCAGGAAATACAAATGCAGGAGAATATCGTCCTAATGAAAAAGATGTATGTAAAGCTTACCAAGATTGGTCTTGTCTATGTTATGTGGTGAATAAAAAAGCTGCACAAAAAATAATTGATGACATTTATCAAAATCCCATTACATTACCATTAGACTATTATTTTTTTAGGCAGCCAGATAAATTTAATTGCTACACCGTGAAGCCAACCTCAAAACTATATTGTAAGATATCTGGTATTGAGTCCACGTTTCAAACTAAACAACAAAGGAAGGTTTTGGCATAATGGGATACTCAGATCCAGAGAATAAGCCTTGGGCCCTTGAAAAAATAAAAGAAATAAATCCTAAAACAGTTTTAGATTGTGGTGCAGGTTCAGGAACATATTTAGATTTAATTAGATCTAATATGGGAAATGACATAATTATGTTGGCGGTAGAGGTATGGAATCCATATATAATTAAATATGATTTACAAAATAGATATGACTTTTTATATCCTATAGATGTTAGAGAAATGATTGGATTTGAATTTGACCTAGTTATTCTGGGAGATATATTAGAGCATATGCCTGAGCAAGATGCAATATCTTTATGGAATAGGATATCTAAGGAAGCTAAATATGCATTAATATCTATTCCAATAATACATTATCCACAAGGAGCTGTGGACGATAATCCATATGAGGTTCATGTAGAAGAAGACTGGACTACAGAAAAGGTTTTACAAAAATTTAGCAATATAGTAGAATATAAAGAATTCCCAAAGACGGGAGTCTTTATAGCAAAATTTGAAAAGGCGGAAAAATGTTAGAACCAGTATTTGCAGATGTAAAACAATTTAATTGTGATGACTTATATTTACTTACAGTAGGAACTGGGGCGGGTAAAGAAATATATAATGCCTGTCATGAAATTGCCCATATGCTAATTAAGAAGAATATTGCTTATGGCAATTCCGCCCTTGACCCAATCCGTGTATTTTCAAAGGCGGATTCAAGGGAGCAGTTATATGTTCGTATTGATGATAAATTAAATAGATTAATGAAGGGTACAGATTATCCAGGAGATAATGATATTGATGATCTTATTGGATATTTAATTCTGTTAAAAGTAGCTAAATCCAGTTGATTTTTCAGTCGACTAGAAGTATAATATAGATATATGGACATTGAATTAGCAGACCACTATGACCGCATGAACAAGGTGGTCTCAGAATTATTAAAGGGTAATAACCCTACTCAGATTGCCACCGTGACGGGTTTTAAACGGGCAGAGGTGTTAGAGTATATAGAAGAGTGGAAACAGGTCGTTAGAAACGATTCTACGGCTCGTGAGAGGGCTAAGGAAGCCATCTCTGGCGCTGACCAACATTACGCTATGCTTATTAAAGAGGCCTGGAAGACCGTAGAGGATGCGGACCAAGCAGGCCAATTAAATATTAAAGCCACCGCATTAAAGCTAATTGCAGATATTGAAGGTAAGCGTATTGGTATGCTTCAAGAGGTTGGCTTGTTGGATAACGCAGAACTTGCAACACAGTTGGCGGAAACTGAGCGGAAGCAAGACATCCTTGTAAAGATATTAAAAGAAGTAACAGCATCATGTCCTAAATGTAAAATGGAAGTTGCAAAGAGGCTTTCCCAAATAACTGGAATTGTAGAGCCTGTAGAAATTATAGAGGAAGTTAGTGGATCTTAATTTCAATGATCTTATTGATATACTCGATGGCGAAGAATTCGATGAAAGGCCAGTCGATCTAAAGACATTTGTCACTCATCCAGACTATCTTGGACTACCGCCACTTTCTGAATATCAATATACATTAATTGAAAAGGGTTCTCAGATATATAAAGAATCAACCCTAATTAAATTATTTGGGGAACAAGAAGGCCAGCGTAGATATAAGCAGACTTGTACAGAAATTATTGCTCAGTTGGGCAAAGGTTCAGGTAAAGACTACACGTCTACTATCTCAGTATCATATATAGTTTATTTACTATTGTGCCTGAAAGATCCAGCAACATATTATGGTAAGCCCCCTGGAGATACAATTGATATTATTAATATTGCGGTTAACGCACAGCAGGCCAACAATGTTTTCTTTAAGGGATTAAAGACTCGTATCGAGAGGAGTCCTTGGTTTATAGGAAAATATGAATCAAAAGCTTCTGAAATTAGATTTAATAAGAATGTAAACGTATATTCAGGTCACTCAGAAAGAGAAGCATTCGAAGGATATAACGTCATCGCCGTGATCCTTGACGAAATTTCTGGCTTTGCTACAGAGAATACAACTGGTCATGATCAGGCAAAGACGGCAGATGCTATATATGATATGTATCGTGGATCTGTTATATCTCGTTTTCCAGACTATGGAAAGATTATTCTACTCTCATTTCCCCGCTTTAAGAATGATCCTATACAAAAGTTCTACGACTCAGTAATTGCAGAAAAAGAAACTATAATTAGATCTAAGGTATTAAAGATGGATTCAGACCTTCCAGATAATACAGAAGGTAATGAAATAGAGGTACAGTGGGAAGAAGACCACATAATCTCATACAATATTCCAAAAGTATATGCACTTAAAAGACCTACATGGGATGTAAACCCAACTAAAAAGATTGAAGATTTTAAAATTGAGTTTTATAAAAATATGCCAGATGCACTAAGTCGATTCGCATGTATGCCACCAGAAGCTATAGATGCATTCTTTAAATCAAGAGAAAAAATTGAAAAAGCATTTAGCAACATGGCGTTGGCAGTTGATGGATTTGGTAGACTAGAACCTTGGTTTGCACCAGATCCAGATAAAGAATATTTCTTGCACGTAGACCTTGCACAAAAGCACGACCATTGTGCAGTTGCAATGTCGCATGTAAATAAATGGGTTAATATAAAAGTTACTGATACTTATTCTCAACCTGCTCCAATAGTAGAGGTAGATGCAGTAAGATATTGGACACCAACAGCAGAGAAGTCAGTAGACTTTACTGAGGTAAAAGATTATATATTATCATTGAGGACTGCAGGATTTAAAATTCGTGTATGCACATTTGACAGATGGAATTCACATGATATGATGCAGCAATTAAAACAATATGGAATTAATACAGAAACATTATCTGTAGCAAAGAAACACTATGACGATATGGCCATGGTTGTATTGGAAGAAAGATTATCTGGGCCACGTATTCCTTTGCTAATAGATGAATTACTTCAACTTAAAATTATGCGAGATAGAGTAGATCATCCACGTAAAGGTTCTAAAGACTTAGCGGATGCAGTATGTGGCTCTATATATAATGCTATAAGTAGAACTAAGGTTGAAAATATAGGCGAGATTGAAATACATAATTATGATAGTATTAAAATTGAAGAGCGGGAAGAAGAGTTTTCTAAAAAGCGCAATATAATAGTTGCCCCTAGAATGCCAGAAAATCTGTCACAGGTTTTAGACGGAATGGAAATAGTATGAGTATATACCAAGAAAAAGCTAAAGAATGTAAATGCTGCGGTAAGCACGTGCCGCTACCCACAGTATTAAAAGAATATAATGGCACAATGCTTTGCCCTACAACATTCTCTAATGTGATAGAATATAAGAGATTGTGGAAGGCTTCTGGCAGTAGACCACCTGGAACTATTAGAAAGCACTTCTCTGATTATGTACAACAATTAGTTGAAGCGACTATTGATAAAAATGATGACGGAACAGTACAATAGGAGAAGCAATGGAAGAAAGCGATGAAGATAAGTTAGCACACTATATGGAAATAGGTGTAGTAGAACTTGCAGGCATGGATGAAAATGGAGAATTGATCTATGCTATTCATGAAACTGCAAAAGAATTAGCCCCAGAATTATGGGAAGCTCACATGAATTATGTAGATAGAGAATTAATTGAGTTGTACCAAATGGGTTATATTAAAGTTGACTATGATGAAAATCTAGAAGCAACAATTAGTTTAAGCCAAGAGGGATTTGAAATTGCAAAACAAAAGGGGATTCTGCCAGTAGATATGCCAGAGACCCCAGATAATTAGGAGGAAATATGCCATACAATGTAAAACAAAATGTAGCAGGTTGCAAAGGTTGGGCTGTAGTAAATGATAAGGGTGAGCTAAAAGGATGCCATCCAAGCAAATCAAGAGCGGCAGCACACCAAAGAGCCCTATATGCAGCCACTGCAAACGAAGAAAAATCTAGAATGAAAAAGAGTATTCTCTAAAAATAAAACATTTGATATAATATATGTGGGTCGCCATTAGGGGCCCACATATATTAACTTATTCGCTTAATAGGAGGAATAAAATGGTAACAACATATACATGGGACCTTTTCAAGGATCCCTTTTTTATTGGCTTCAACGGAATGGTTGATCGCCTAAATTCAGTTCACACAATGGCATCTCATCAGTCTTATCCGCCTTACAATATTGTAAAGGTAGAAGATGACGTATTTCGTGTAGACCTAGCTTTGGCTGGGTTTGACAAGAAAGATGTTGATGTTACCGTAGATAACGGAACCCTTGTAATTAAAGGAGAGGTTGCTACAGAAGAAAGCGGTGAGGCAGTTCATAGAGGAATTGCTGCTCGTAAATTTACTCGCACATTTGCGCTGGGTGAATATATGGAAGTAACTGCTGCTGAATTAAAAAATGGTTTGTTGTCTGTAACAGTCGAAAAAATTGTACCAGAAGACAAGAAGCCTAAAACCATCAAAATTAAATAAGGTATAATGGTAATCTGGGCAACTGCCTAGGATCCGCCTGAGCATGCGGCTAAACTGCTCATTATATTTTAAGGAGAGATGTGCCTAACTACGATTACAAATGTATCATTTGTGAACATTGCAAAGAAGTTAACAAGCCAATTAGCGAAGCAACGATGACGGAGCTTTGTGATAAGTGCGGGGCTGCAATGGTTAAACAGTTCGGTACATTTGGTATTCAGTTTAAAGGTTCTGGCTTTTATAAAACAGATAACGCTAAGTAGTCCAATGATATAATTAACTAGTTACAAGATTTGTAATTAGGAGTTATAGTTGACTAGGACTAAGTTATGGAGATTATCTTTAGCCGCCATTTTAGGGTTTGGTTGGCTATTTCTCACACCTGCTTCTTATAGCGATGATCCACTTGGAACTGCCGCCCAACAAATAGATCAACTTGAGGCGGATGTTCAAAAACTCAATGATAAGGTTTCAACACAGGCTAAGATAGATATAGCCAATTCAAAATATGATGCTGCAGTTGCTGCAAAATCTGATATGGATTCTAAACAGGCAATTAAAGCAACAAAACAAACGGAATATGATAATTCAGTTTCTGCATTAGCAACAGCATTATCAGAAAAGAATTTAGCTCAATCAGCAGTAGATGGGCAAACTGTTGTAGTTGCTACTGCTAATACAAATAAACAGAATAAACAAGATGCTTTGGATATTGCTAATATTAATTTACAAACAACACAATCAGCTATTAATAATGCTGGATCGGCAGGATTGCAATATACTGTTTATCACCTAGCAAGAAATGGTTATATTAATGGACAGCACATAGCAGTACCTGACTCTGTTATATGTACTGGAGTATGGAATTCAAATTCAATGAATCTACCAGTTTGTAACTATTATTACGAAGATATTATTGTTAAATTTACTGGAAAAATTATTGTTCCATCATGGTTTACAACAGTAGCATTTGCAGGATATACAGATGATGGTTTCAGAATGTATGTTGACGGAAACCTTGCAGTAGATAATTGGGTAGAGCAGGGAGTAAGATGGAGTGCATGGTCTCCAACATATAATGTAAGCGAAGATAAAACTTTGGATGTAGAGATATGGTGGTATAACGGAGGAGGTCCAGGATCATATCATCTTGGGTGGACAATTCCTGGTGGAATGACTGGTGCAGGTTGTGACTATGCTGGAAACCCAAGAGTATGGGGACAAAACTTTAGTTGTAATCTTAACACATTTTCATATGGCACAGGTGCAACACAACAACAAATAGATAATTATAATGCTGCTGTGACAGCACAACAAACAGCTCAATCTCAATATGATGCTGCTGCTCTTACATATAATACTGAGAATTCTAAATTAACTCAGTATAATCAAACTCTTTCTAGTAAAACAACTGCATATAATACTGCTGTTACAAATAAAAATACTGCACAGACTTCTTTGGCTACCGCTACAACAAATTATAATAATTCAGTAATAGCATATAACAATTCAATTACTGAATTAAATACTGCAATTACTGATGCACAAAATGAATATAATAAACAGTGGAATTTAGAAGAACAACAAAGGGTTCAAGCTGCTATTGCACAAGCAATGGCAAATCAACCACAACCTACTCCAGAACCGACAATTGAACCTACTCCTGAACCATCGCCTGAGCAAACAACACCAGTCGATCCCACTCC